TGATAGACATGTTACCCTCCAAACCCCGATGGATGGCTCGAGTGAGGCGCTTCGCAGAGTTGGATGATAGCCGAGATAACTCTCACTTTGTAGGTAGCGCATTCGACATGTGTGACTCCCCCTACACACCTGTCTGCTCTGAGTTACAATACCATCTCAAACAGATCCACAACAGCGCGATCGACAGGTTAGCACAATATGCCGAGAAATGGTTCTCTGATCTCCCGGTGTTATCAGGTACAGTCACATATACAGCGCCGTCATCCGACAGGATCGAGCGAGTTATACGACTCTCTGCGAAGCACCGCTGCTTACCAGCTCCCTTCAGAGTCACACTCCCTAAAGAGATGTCACTCGAAGAGCTGGAGCACGTGGAGCGATGGAACGTCATGCCCATCATGGAGCACCAGCCGACTCGGTACACATTCCATACGCACCCTGAGATGCAGAGTTATGACCCTCTGTTTCTCCAGAGGCGCGATTGCTGGGCACACCCGAATTCCGAAGTCATGACTACAAATGACCAAATAATCACTTGCTTATTGGAATATGAGATCTTCAAGTCGATATACATCGAGTCTGAAATACTCCCGAAGATAATAGGCCCATCAGGTTGCAAGTTCTCTGAGCACACCGCCACTGGCGTAGCTTGGCATCGCCCCAGCTCAGATTCACTCTTCTGGTACGCATGCTACTATCAGTTTACGAATTGCCCTGATCCCAGGTTGTGCGGCATCTGGAAGAAAGTCGAGAACGTCGATATCGACATTTACCAGAGCCCTACCTTCAAGATATCCCGTCAAGACATCAACTATGCTGCAGCACTCCCATACAAGGTCTATGCTCAAATTGCGACGATGAGGGCCTATTCCGGCAATCACGAATATAGAGACCTCGTTGAAGCTGCTCTCTCTATGGCAGGGACATACCGCGGGTCCTCATGGCAGACCTCTGCGATTGCAGCCGATATGCGCTACGTCACATTGTGCCATATATCATCATCAGGTGATGTAGCTTCCCTCATCCATTCATGTGCCGATAAAGCACTTAAAGGGCCTACAAGCACAGCCAACACGCACATGCTCCTAAAGTATTATGACTATGCTAAGAGAGCAGAAGCCGGGCTCATCAGTAGGAATCGCACCCCACTTTGGAATCTCCCACTTAAATTCATGTCACTCGAGAAGGACCTCTCTCTCTCGATGATGTGGCATATTAGAGGCAAGACGCATGATGAGGACTGCATGAAGAAGTTATACCAATCTATCGAGGATGAGTTTGCGACAAGGCAAGAGCGTATCACCTGGTTACAGGTCCAATGCAATTATCTCAGGCGTCTACATACCGAAACTACTACGTACACCGACTATTGCGATCTCATGCAAGCGGCGCCGATGTTCCCTTGTCTGAATATCCCGCTCTACTTTGGTTTAGCGGCAATCTCATGCAAAGAGATGAAAGAGGAAGCTGGTTCTCGCCAGAACGCCACCGATTTCTCGATCCACAACATGCTGACGGACCATCACATGTTTACCACCGTGAATCGGGGCTCTTACTCCTCATTTAAGCCAGTCAGAGTAGTGGATGGTATTGCATCCGTTCTAGAAGCAAATGATAACCCTAAGAACGGCCATGAATTAATCGCGAGGATGTCAGACTCGCCTTATGAACTCGACTCTTTCTATGGGATGCACTCCAAGGACGCTAAAGGGGGGGACCGCGAAATTGCACAAATGCTACCAGAGATGCGCCCCCTTCAATTCTTCGCCGAGTCGCTGATGGATGTTTATTGCCAGAGTGAAGAGGCAGACATGATGCTCGATAAGGAGAAGTTCAAAGTTATGGTCGAGAAGGTGACTCATCTTAAGCGACTAGGGAATGCATGCTTTCGATCAGAAGATAAGTCGTTCTTCTGCGGGAATATGCACCCTGAACTCATGTCTATGTGTACATACATGAATGGTCGCGTAATTGGCTCGACATCCCTCATAGCTGCATCTGCAGTTCAGCGTGTCAACCACCACAGGTGGATAGTGTTACCGATCGATGCAGACCCGTCAAAGATTCCAATCTGCTCAGAGCGGCGAGTCGTCACGAGGATAGATAAGAATCGTCTGATCAAAACAGTCGCCGTCAAAGTCTATATTCACATGATGCAAGGGATACAAGCGAAGGGCGCTGCACTGATTAACACCACTTTCTCGAAGGGGCTTGATATCATCCAACAGCGTCTGAACCCTGATATCAGAGAGTCCTTTGTCATCACGACGTCAGATGACTCTCTACGCGGTATGGCCCTCAAGGAAGACAGGAAGTACAACTCTCTTTCATCATCAATCAACTATATGAGACAACCACCCCTGCTAATGCACCACTGCATGATGGTCGATTCTGCAAAGAAAGCTCAAGAGAACGGCAGAATGGCGGAGTTCAACAACCTCGCAGTTGGTATCAATGGGGCCTTCCCCCAATCATTTGTGCATGCGACGCTGGCGGTTCAACCCCTCATGGGAATATCGCCCGCTGCCGATATCGTTTCTGCCATTGGTGCAGCGAGAGCATCGATCTTCTGGGGCGATTCCATCGACCTCGCTATGGCTGCCTTCTATGGCTACTGCGTGATGATAAGGCAGAGATGGTTCTTCTCTCCGGATCAGGAGCAACTGCTAAAAACACTCGGGGTGTACCCACGGAGTGCTGAAGAGATGATAGAAGGCATGTTCATACGTGATGATGCCGTCATCGGTAGGATATGGGCGCAGCTCACTGCGAAAGACCATGAGGAGATATTGTCCGGTCAGAAGACGATAATGGTAGCCCTGAGTTCTATCAGACTTAGGGAAGAGACAAAGAGGAAGCCTATGCCAGCCCCTGTATTACAGACGGACAGCTTCATAGCAAGGAATAAGGTCGAGGGGATCGCGGTAGCACGGCGACTCAAAGGACGAGTCAATGGGAAGTACATCCGTCCAGTGCCGCCCACCGCTCGAATCAAAGTCAGAGATGCTTTCTTTGCATTGCTAACACAAGGCGCTGGTGGGATGGATTATGACACTCTCATGCGTTACAAGAGGGTCGCGCAGCCGTTGCCTGTCACGATAATTCCCAAACGCCCTCGTCGTTCTCACTTCTTGCCATGCCAGCAGGGTGCATCTAATAGGATACCACAGACTGTTGAACTCGGCGCAGTCTTGGCTCTTCGAGAGGCGCAAGTCAACTATCGGCGGCTCCCGACAACAGAAGAGAGAGAAGTCGTGGCGCTAGCAGAACAGGAATTCAAGGAGTGGTATATGAGGGCTACGCGTTCAGCGACAAAAGAAGGGATTGGCTTCAACTCGCCAGTGGGGCTACCTCTCACGAAGGGGTACAATGGCTCCGTGTTCGTGAGTCCTCGTTCGTTCTTATTTACAGTCGACCTCCGCACTTTTGACAAGCCGCTGCTAAATTTCACACATGGAGGAATCGAATATCCGGATCTCGTAATACCATCCTATGGTTCATGGTCTCTATCAAGGTGTGAGCCCCACAAAGTGATCCCAGCCGTGGGCTACTCTCGTGATGCCCAGGGCGAAATCACCGTGTTCTTCCAGCGTCAGGGCCAGCGCGCTATAAAGAGACTCACCCACCCGCCTGTTGCTCCAGATGCTCGATTCTGCATAGTAAACGGAGATAACTACAGAGTCTTCTGCTTGTTGCAAGATGACCCAACTCCCCTGGATCCTCTTATCCCTAGCCTACTAGGGCAGGACCAGCACTTGATAGCACAAAGCTCAGTCTCCGGTCTCATAGGGACACCAGTTGCAATGCTCAACTACGGCGACTATTTGAATAGCAACATGTCGAGTGCATTCTCGACCATGAGTAGAATCTTCGCGGCTCTTGGAGCAACTCGCTCGCATGTCTTTATGAGGAATGCAAGAGCCTACCCATATCACCGGCCTGACTCGACTGAGCTCCCTCGTGGCATAATCACATCTGTATCAGGCTCAGCATCGATCAAGAGGCTCAAACTAATCCGAGTCGAGCCAGTCGAGACAGCTATAGAAATCTCAGTGGCTAGCAGAGTCCCGATTAGAGTTCTGACAGAAGAAGAGATAACCGACTCTTGGGACTAACCTAAGTGCCGCTATAAACCCGCGACACCACATGTAAATAAAGACGAGAAGCAGGGACACCGCCACCTTATCTAAACCTAGTTGATCGCTGCATCGGTTGGGTGGTTAATGG